TCACCCAGGCACCACCACCGTCGCGGCAAGTCCTGCCCCATAAACCGCCGAGAGTTGTGCCACCCGAACCTCAAACGGACGCACCGCACCATCGGCGGATTGCGCAGCAGCAGAATAGGTCCAGCTCGGTTCGGTCACGATCTCTTGGCGCAATGGGGCGCCGTTCTTGCGCACCTGCACCAAGTAGGATTCGCTGTCTTCGCCAAGCGGCACTTCTGCTGCCTCCCAGCCATCGCCGCCGATCCGCGTGCGCCTGATCCATCGCAGTTGGGCGTCACCGCTTATCTGTAAGTCTGCCCGCAGATGGCAGGGGCTAAAGGGGCGTAAACCATTGCCATCAAACGCTTCTTCCACATGTTGATATGACGGGTCATCGTAACCCCGTCCCGCCGGACCAATCCTGAAATGCTGCGCAACCCGGCGCAGGTTCGGGCTCAGCTCTATCTGTTTTGGCGTCCCGTCCAGCAACACAAAGATCGATCCTTCCGGCCAAACCTCCGGCAAAAGCCCATCAGATCCCGCCTGCCCGCGCAGCCGCCCGCGCAGCCAATAGGTATCCTGCCCGATCAGTTCCGCCTCGGCGAACTGGAAAACCTCCCAATTGCCAGAGGTGCCATCACCAATCGCCGCCGTATTTGCCCCGCTCAGGAGGGCTTGCGCCTGCACCGTTTCCAATTGGCCCGAGATCAGTTTTACCTCTAAAACCGGCCCATGATCCGTCACCCCTGCGCAGGCCGCTGGCAGCGCCGTCTTGGTTACGCCAACGGTCGCGCGAGCATTGATCAGGCTGTTCAGCTTATAGTCTGCATCCACGCCCGACTGAAACACCGCCGCCGCCCCCGGCCAAGGATCCGCAGTGATGGCAATATGGGGCGCGTGAGGCACTTCGTCCCCGCGCAAAAGTGGTAGATCAAGGAAATGCGAGATCACCGGGACCGGCGCTACAAAAGGTTTGATCGGCACAGGATCTTCGCTCAAATCAGCGGTGTCATAAACCTGCGGCTCAATGCGCACCGCGTCCACCAGTTGGGCCAAAGATTGTTCAACCCGATCAATCCGGTATCGACCCGCGCCCTCCTGGCCCTGCCCGGGCAGCTCGATCACATCACCTGCGCCAAGATCCATCCGTGACGGTGGCAAAGCCAATCGCAAGGTCTCGCGCGCCACACGCGCCTCGGTCAGCCACCGCTCGGCAATCTGGCGCCCCTCACTGCGCGTCAGGGACATGTTCATTTCTGACCCCGTCACCGCATGGGTCGCCTCATCGGCCAGAACCGCCTCCTCTGCGATCACATCAAAATCGGCATCCGCCTGCACAAACCGCAACCGCACCCGCCCTGACACTTCGGCTTCTCGGCTTTGTTCCGTCACCCCGTCCAGCTCATCGGTCACCGCCAATAGGCCCACTTCAATCACCTCAGGGGCCAACCCATCTCGGGGCCGAAACCGCAACACGCCGCCGCGCTCCACCGCGTCAAACCCATAGCGGATCATCAAAGGTTGCAGCGCCGCACGCGCATCGCCAACCTGCTCCACCGCATAGCCGCGCAAATAGCCGTAAAGACCGTCTGTACTGTAGTCCGCCAAGCCCGCCCGCTCGCAAATCTCTCGCACCACCGAGGCCAGGCTGCGCGACGACGTGCGCCCGTTGATCCAATGGCCACGGGCATAGTTCTCGCCATCGCTCCATCGCTCCACATCATTGGGGAAAAACGGATAAGGCCGACTGTCCCAAGCCCAAACAAACGCCCGCGACATATCCAGCATCCGGCCCTCATATTCCGAAGACATCGGATTGTTGTCAGGCTCCGCCCAATACTCTGACATGGCGCGCAGGTATTGCATCTGGATCAACTCATCCCGCGCCCCGTTTGAAAATCTGGGCAGCAGGCTTTCCGAACTTTTGCGATCCAGAAACTTGTTGGGCTGGTTGGCGCCCTTGTCCACCGCGCCGCAGCCGTATTCGGTAAACCAGATCGGTTTTGACTTCGGTTGCCAACTGGTCGGGCTTTCCGCGCGGACCCCGCCAATCCGGTCGTGGTGCGTGTTCTCCCACCAGCCGCGCAGATCCTTGTAACGATGCACCCAAGGTTCGCCATAATCGCCATCAGTGATGTCCGTGCGGATCTGCGCGGCACGGGCTGTTTCGGAATGATAATACCAATCATAGCCCTCGCCACCCTCGATGTTGGATTTCAGATAACCGAGGTCATAGATCGCATCCCAATTCACCCCATCCAGATGCCCCCCGTCATCACGCCAATCGGCCAACGGCATGTAGTTGTCGATGCCAATGAAATCGATGTTGGGATCGGCCCACAAGGGATCAAGATGAAAGAACCTGTCGTTCGATCCGTCTTGCGGCGCATATCCAAAGTACTCTGACCAATCCGCCGCATAGCTCAGCTTGGTTTCCGGCCCCAAAAGACTACGCACCTCCGCCGCCAGGCCTCGCAGCCGCGCTACCGCCGGAAAGCTGTTTCCCGGCCCTCTGATCTGCGTCAAGCCGCGCATTTCTGACCCGATGCAAAACGCCTCAACGCCCCCCGCCTCAAGACATAGCGCCGCATTGTGCAGAATAAACCGGTTCAGCCCCCACTCTGCCGGACCGGAATAGCTTACAGCCCCGTCCACCACTGCAAAATCTGCCGCTGTGGCTGTGCCGAAGAATGCATCAACTTCGGAAACCGCCTGTGCCGTACCATCCGGGCTGCCGGGCCGACCCGGAGCCTCAGACAATGTGATCCGCCCCCGCCATGGCAGGTCTGGCTGAAATCCGTTGTCGCTGTAGGGGTCGGGCAATTCATTGCCTTTGAAGGGGTCCATCAGGATGAACGGATAATACATCACCGCCTTGCCCGCCGCGCTCAGCGCCTGAATGGCTTCGATCACCGCAGCATCCGTCGGCGTGCCGCCATAAACCGGCCTGCCATCGTCTTGTACGATCACCTCCGCTGCTGACCGGTCAATCCCGCCAGAGGTCCATGGCATCTCTGGGCTATCCACCTCTTTTTGCTCAACCTTCGGGCGGACCGTGCAGTCCCCGCAACGCAAGTCATCACCAAACCAAGACACCACCAACGACGCCGCTTCGAGGTTTGGCAACTCTTCGCAGACCGCCTCAACGCAATGGGCAAAATCAGGCTCCGCCGCCGGAGTGGAGACATTGGCGCTTTGCATCACCCCGTCGCCGAGATCATAATTCACCGGCGAGGTCGCCAATTCATATTCCCCCGTGCCGGGGATAATCGCCACACCGCGTACGCCAAACGCTGGAGTATGCTCCCAGCCCGGCGCGTCCGGCTGTTCGGGGCGGATAACCTCAAAGGAAAACTGCGGTATCCGGTTGCCAAATTGCGCCAGGGAAAGGTCTTCCATCACAACATATGCGGTGCCGCGATAGGCCGGCACCCGGCCCGCGCCCTCAATCGCCTCCATGACAGGATCCGGCAATTGATCTGAAGTGCCATCATAAACCCGCATATTCAGATCTTTTGGCGCGACCTCCTCACCGTCTGCCCAAACCCGGCCAATGCGGGTGATTTTCCCCTCGCAAATGCCAATCGCCAGGCTCACGGCATAGCTGTATTCAGAGACCTCAGGTGACGGGCGGCTGCCCTTGCCGCCCCCGGAAACAGCCACCGTTTCGATGAAATCTGACGCCCAGATCAAATGCCCGCCCATGCGCATTCGCCCGTAGACCTGCGAGATCGCGCTGCCTTCCCCCGCGTTGGTCAGACGAAACCGGTCTACCTTGCCGGTTTCAACCGCATCCGCCCCCTGCCCCAACAACCGCTGATCCACCACCCGGCCCAAAGTCGCGCCAACAGCCCGGCCAATCGCCACCGAAGACAGCCCGGCAAATGTACCCCCGATCGAACCACCGAGCGCAGCACCGGCTGCGGAAAATAACAATGTCGCCATCACAGGGCTCCTTGTGGAAATTCAAAACGCGCAACAATGCGCCTGCGCCATGGGCCGGACAGCGGGCTTTCGGTCACCCCATGCCGCGCATAGGCATGAATAAACCGAGCGTCTGCACCAACGCGCGACTGCACCCCAAGATGTTTAGCCACGGCGCCCTGCCGCATCCGAAACAACACAACATCCCCTCGCGCTTCGTCAGCCACACCCTTGGCCCGCAAATGCAGCAGCGCGGCGGCCCAAAGCTGTTCTTCACCCTGCGGCTCGGACCAATCCATCGAATAGGCAGGCACCGCCTCCGGCTCATTGCCAAACCTCTCGCGCCAGATGCCCCGGATCAGCCCCAGACAATCACAGCCCGCGCCCTTGCGGCCTGCCTGATGCACGTATGGGGTACCGATCCATCCAAGGGCGGCCTCCACCACCTGATCGCCCTGCACCGTCATCGCCGCGATCCTCCGGTGTTTGCGCCTTTGGATTTTGGCACTGCAACCACCCAATCTTCGCTTGGGATGTCCGGAAAGCCTTGAAAATTGATCAGGTTGTCGAATTTCAACCGGCAGATCTCCATGCGCTTGTCACAGCCCGCAATCAGCCGCACCCTGTCTCCGGGGCCAAGCGCCCCGCGCAAGGGTTCCCACAGATCAATCACGCGTTTGCCGTCCTTGATCCGGTCATGTTTGATCACGGACCAAAGCCCCGCCGCTGCCCCGTCCAGCACCTCAAGACGCCCCCGTTCAAACCACCCCTCGCCATAACCTTCGAATGCATCCCAGATCAGCTGGCGACGATCGTTGATCTGTTCGACCGCGCGGGTCTCGCGGTACCCCGGTTGGCTCAGATCAAACCGGCATGTGCTGTCACCCAGAACTGCCGTGCAGGGCTTTTGATAAACACGCCCCAAAGGCCGGTTCAAAACCTCGGTCAATCCCCGCAACTCGGCGCGAAACGCCCCGTCAATCCGGCGCAACTCTCCGATACTACCCGAAAATTTCAGCATCCGCTGATCCGTATCTTGCCAGTTCACCAACCACGCTTTGACCGCCGCGCCATCAAAACGGCCCTGCTCAATCTCATCCTCGCGGATAGAGGCATGGCTAAGCGCACCCATGGCCTCGGTGTTGTCCACCGCCAACCCTGTGGTTTGCGCAATCGCCCCTGCGCTCAGCCCGGCATCCGCCTGAAAGGCAAATCCCTCAAACGCCAAAGGCAGATCATGATCGGTAAAGGCAAAGACCTTGCCGTCCGTCCGCTCTATCGCCCAGGCGTGGCACAGCGTTGTCAGCCCGCTGGCCGCGTGATCCAAAAGGCCCTGTTCCCCGCCGCCCATCAGATTCGCACCTCGATCACCGGCACATTGGGCACCTGCCCGGCCTGAAAACTGGCCACCGACGTCAGGATCCGGTCCGTATCAAACCGCACTGGCACGTCAAATTCATAGCCCGCAAGGATCTCCATCCCCGGATCAGGCGGATGGACAAAACTCACCATGCCCGTAACCAGATCCACCTCATAATCCACGCCCTCTTGCAGACTGTCCTGTTCAACCCCAACGCGCACCGTGCCCGCAACTGGCTTCTTGATTGGCCGCGCGTAACTTTGCGCACCGGACCTGTAGGTCTTGATCAGCTGAAAATCCGCCGTTTCCCCATCGCCAAAACCGATGGTCTGATCATCAAATGCCACCTCCGCCGCGCCCTTGCCAGATGCATAGTCCGCCCAGTCCTTCCAACGAAACCCATGCATCTGCCCCATCCGGGCCTCAAAGAAGCCGATGAGCACCTGCAAGTCGTCAATCGACCGCATGCCAAGCCCTGCGTCATACACCCTCCGCGAATGCGCCCAAGGCGTGTTGCGTTCTTCAAACCCGTTCGCAAGTGTCACCACATCGGTGCGCCGCTGCGGGCCGCCAACAGACCCAAAGCTGAGGCTGGCCGGAAATCTGATCTCGTGAAATGTCATCTGTCTCTCCCCGGTTATCGGTTACGATTGCCCGTGTTCAGGGCGCGGCTCATCTGCGCGGCGATCTGGCTTTGTGATCTTTGGAACCCCTGCACATCCGGGGTTGTGATGTTCATCACCACATGCACATCGCCGCCCCCTCCGCCGCCGCGAACGCCCAATTTGCCATCTGCCCCGCGGGCCAGTGGCATGATGGCTTCGGGCCCGGCCTCGCCCATCAATCCATAGCTGCCACGCATCGGGAAATGGGTGGGTCCGGCCACAATCCCGCCGCCGCCGCCACTTTGCACACGCCCCGCGCTCACTACGCCGCCCCTCGCAAAGGGGATCACGCGCCCTTGCGAAAACGGCGCACCCTGCTCAAACGGCAAAACGTTCTGGACCAACGTTCCGACCCCCTGCGAGATCAGACCGCCAATATGCTGCGTCACCGGCTTGATCGCCGCATTATAGGCTGTGTGCGCCATCGTCTGCGCCACGCTGCGCAATGCATCGGTCAATTTCATGCCGTCCAAAACCACACCGTCAAACGCCCTGCGCAAGCCCCGGCTCAGCCCGCGCTCCATCGTCGCCATATCCTTGCCCGTCGCCGCCAAAGACACCCGCATCCGTCGCAACTCACTGTCAAAACCGCTCACCAATACGCTGGTCTGCGCCAATGTCCCGTTCAGCCCCGCCGCCTTGCCGTTCAACTGATCAAAGTTGTTGTCATCCGCCATTCTGTGTTCCTTTTGCTTGGTCAGGATAGGCATCCATCAAGGCGTCCAACCCGTCCCGCGTCATTGGCTGGCGTGGTGCAGCTTTGCCCAACATCACCTGCAATTCCGCCGGGGTCAGGTTCCAGAACACATCCGGCGCCAACCGCAACTCGTGCAATCCGGCCCGCAACAACGCAGGCCATGCCACCGGATCGTTCACTCCGGCACCACAAGGGCCCGTGCGAGCAGTTCCGCCGCAGCCTTGGCCGCCGCCACCGGGCCGCCTTCGATCTCGGCCTCGGCCAGGTCTGCATCGCTGATCTCCGCGCCCCCGCCGCGCAATCCTGCCCCGAGCAGCGCCAGCACATCACGGCTGGAGAACGCCCGCGTCTCGAACCGCTCCACCAACGCCACCAGCGATCCGACCTCAAGCGTCTCCTCCAACGCCGCCAAAGCGCCCAAAGACAGTCGCGCCAGGTGGCGCTGGCCATTGACCGTGAGGGCCACTTCCCCGCGCCAACGGTTCGCCATGTTCAGACCACCACCACATCTGCGGTAAAGGTCAGCATGCCCGCCGATTGCAGGCTCAGCTCATAGGTCGCCTCACCATTCAGCGCCCCCGCATATTCCAGCGCCGTCACCTGAAACGGCCCCTGAACCACACCAAAATCGGGAATGATGATCTGGAAATCCGGCGTCAGCCCGTCAAAGAAGAGCTGCCGCGCCCGTTCATCCGTGCCCGCATCGCGGAACACACCTGATCCACTGATTGCCGCAGACCGAACGCCCACGCCAACCAGCAACTCGCGCCAGCCGCCTTCACTATCCAGCGCGGTCACGTCCACCGTTTCCGCGTTGAAACTGATCCGCGTGGCCCGCAGGCCCGCAACGGTCTCGAACTGCCCGTCGCTTGTCATGTCGATTTTGACCAATAGGTCTTTGCCTGCTTGAACAGCCATGTCGTATCTCCTGTGATTGTTCGTAAATTTGCCGAAGTGCGGCCCTAGCCGTCTTCGACCCTTGCCCGAAACCGCATATCAATCTGCCGTGCCGAGACCGCGTCGATCCGGTGCGCCTTGGCCTTTTCAAACCAAAGGCTTACCAACCGCCCCCGGCTCAATGTCAGGTCCGCATCATGCAGCGCATCGCTCACTGCGCCTGCTGCCGCCTTGGCATCGGCAAACCCCGGCCGCGTCGTGATCACCGAAATGGTCACCACATGCACCGCACCCGCACCGCTGCAATCTGATGCATCTTCAACCATCTCGCTGCCAAGCCGCACGTATAACTCTGGCAATGCCCCCGCTGGCACCGCGTCATAAACCGCAGCGCCCACCAGCGCTGTCAGCACTGGATCACCGCGCAAGGCGTCATAGATCGCAGCCTGCAAAGGCCCGGAAAGTGCAAAACTCATGCCACCACCTCCTCATCGGCAAAGCAGGTGAGGTAACGGCCCGCGCCATCCCTCTCCGCCACGGCCTGAATGACAAACACCCGATCTCCGTTGCGCAAACGCTGCTGCGGTTTGGGCCGTTCAGGGCTGCCGTAGGGCGCGCCGCGCACCACGATCCTGTGCGACACCCGGCTCACCGGCGCACCGCCCTGCGCCGTTTCCCGGCCTGTGCGTGCGGTGATCTGCGCCCATAGGGTGCCGAGCGCGATCCAGCCCTCGGCATAGCCCCCCGCGCCATCACTCACCCGCTCTGGCCCCTCAAGGATCAAAGCATGGGATAAGACCGGCACGCTCATGCCCCTGCCCCAATGCGAATGGTCTTGTACCGTTCGATCAGGCTGCTGACCCCAAAGGGCATGCATCCCTCGCTTAGCCCGGTGTCGTTGCGATACTCATAGTAATGCGCCGCCAACATCAGCGCCGCCTGCTGCAAATCCGCCGGAAGATCGGCCCAGCCGGCACCCATTCCGGCATCAAACCGCAGCCGCACCGACCCGCTCGCCGGAATACCCGGCAGGGCCGTTCCCGTGCTGCGCAAACACGGGCGATGCATGTCCGCCTCCAGCCAATACAGCGCCGGACCCACGGCAATCTCCGCGCCATTGCCCGCGATCACGGTCACATCTGTCAGATCCGTCACTGGCGCGATCGGCAGCGGCTGCGCGGCATCGTTGCGCCAGTGGGTTATCGTCCACACAAAACCGCGAGTGAACAACGCCTTACCAGTGCGGGTCTCTATCGCCGCCACAGCGGCACGCAAAAAGGATAGCAACACTACATCTTGCAACCCGTCCTGACCAAAGCCACTGCCAAGCCGCAAATGCGCTTTAAAGGCCTCTACCGGCAAGGCCGCATCCGCGACAGGTGTCTCTTCGATCAACATCATGGAAACTCTCCGAAAAATCGCAATTGGCACGACCGATCTGTTGCCCGGACGCGCGGCCGCCCGCATCGCTTGGTCGGATGGGTACAGCTAGGCAATGCAGGTCATTGGTCACGCGCCCGGACCGGGGCAAAAGCCCCGGCCCCGCTTTTGGTTCCGGCTTAGGCCAGACCAAATTTCAACAGCTTGATGGCCGCAAAATCGCTTACATCGCCGCCGACCCGCTTGGTCGCATAGAACAGGACATGCGGCTTGGCACTGAACGGATCGCGCAGGATGCGCAGATCCGGGCGCTCCGCCACGGTGTAACCTGCGTTGAAATCACCAAAGGCAATCGCCATCGCATCGCTTGCCACGTCCGGCATGTCCTCGGCCACCAAAACAGGATAGCCCATCAACCGCGCAGGCTCCCCCGCCGCCAGACCATCAGACCACATGAACCGGCCATCACCGTCCTTGAGCTTGCGCACCAGGCCAGCCGTCTTGGAATTCATCACAAAAGACCCATTGGCGCGGTACTGGGCGCCCAATGCATAAACCAGATCGACAATCGCCTCCGCCGTCAGATCCCCATCAAGGCCCGTCGGCACATAGCCAAGGTTGCCCCAGCTCCAGATCACATTGTCCACCGCTGTATGCGCCATCAGCCCCTTGGGCTTGTCGATCCCGTCGCCGTTGATAAAGGCATCGGCCTCCGCCCGCGCAAACTTGTCCGCGATCCGCCCCGACAGCCAGCCCTCGATGTCAAAGGCACTGTCATCCAGCAATCGCTGCGAGGCCTTCGGCAAGGCGCTCAGCTCATGCAGAGCAATCGTGATCCGGTCGATCTGCGGCGTGTCGGTTTCAACGGTCGGATCTGTCTCCGTTGCCCAACCTGCACCCACATCCGTATGGTCCACCAAAACATCATAAGATGTCGCCTCGACCTGCACCACCGCCGCAATCGCCCGGATCGACGCCGTGGTGTTCAACACCGATTGTACCCGCTCCGATGTCTGCGGATCAACCAGATAGCCCCCATCAGAATTGACAGCCGTGGACATCGACTTGCCCTCCAGCTCCAACCCCCGCAGCCCGTCATCATCGCCATTGCGAAGATAGGCTTGAAAGGCCACCTGATGCGGCGCGGCGGTGTCATTTGCCGCGCTCAGCGGGGTACGTGCAGGCAGTGTCATCTTGCGGTCCAACATGGTCATTCGCTCTTCTGTTTGTTGCAGTTTCGTTTCGATTTCGGTCTGGAAGCCTTTGAATTCCGTGACAAACCCGTTCACGGCCTGCCGCACTTCCTCCGCCGGGGGCAGATCGCCGCCCATCATTTTGCTCTCGCTCATTTGTTTTCCTCGATCCCTCGTTGCCTGATCCGGCGCAGATCACGCCGCGCCCCTTCAAAGATCCCTGCCATCTGCCGCATGTCTGCGGCGCCTTGCCTGTCCTCTGCCTTCGCCCCGACCCGCGCATTCGGCAGCATCGGAAAGGTCACCAATGACACCTCCCAAAGCTCCAGTTCCGCCAACAAACGTTGCCCCTTGGCCGTCTTGCTGGCCTTGACGGTCCGGTATCCAATCGACAATCCATCAATCGCCCCCGCTACGATCAACGCCGCGGCTTCGCGGCCCTTGGCCACGCTGTCCAGAATGCGCCCCTTGACCCACAGACCGCGGGCGTCCTCGCGCACCTCATCCCAAATGCCGATGGGTTCGGATGGATCGTGCTGCCACAACATTTTGACGCTGCGCCCCGCCTCCCGCAGCCCGTTCAGGCTCCGGGTATAGGCGCCGGATTGCACCACATCCCCGCTCTGATCTGCGGCATCAAACAGGCTTGCATATCCGCTGATCTGCACGCCGCCCTCGACCGGCTCCGCACTTCCAAACCGTGCAAACTTGCGCTCCAAACGGCCCTGCTCACCGGGCAAATCTTCCCCATGCTCCGGCCCAAGGCCAAAGCGCATTCCATCATATTCCATGACTGCTCCTTCGAAATTTGCGCCTAAGGCGTCACCACCAGAAAGCTCTGCACCGCTTGCGCCAGGATCACGGCAACCACCCCATAGACCGTCAGCCAAAGCCGCCGTTCCATCCGCTCCATCATGTCCTCCAAACGGTCCAGCCGCCGCAAAAGGTTGTCATGATGGATCTCGCTCACCCGTTCATGCGCCTGAAGCCGCAACCCCGGTGCGCATTCAAACCGCTCATATGCCGGCACTTCACTCATCGGCCACCACCGCAGGCAGGCCCAGCATCCGGCGCTTTTCGGCTTGGCTCAGGAACTCCGCCTGCGCCACCCGCGCCCATTGCGCGTCCCGCTCCGCAGACAGGGCGGGCACCTGATCCAGATCCGGCTTCACCTCTACCGCCTCGCCCGACAGGCCGGACAGCCAATGCCCCAGCGCCGCCGTCACCCGCGTCGCCAATGGCAGCACCGTCAGCCGGTAGAACGCCCGGTGCGCCTCTTGATAGTTGGCATAGGTCGCATCGCCCTGAACCCCGATCAGCATCGGCGGCACGCCATAAGCCAGCGCGATCTCCCGCGCCGCGGCCTCCTTAGTCTTTTGAAATTCCATGTCGGAGGGGGAAAAGCCCATGGGTTTCCAATCCAAACCACCCTCCAGCAACATCGGACGCCCGGCATTGCGCGCCCCTTGATGGTGGCTCTCCATCTCGCTCACCAGCCGGTCATACTGATCCTCGCTCAGCTTGCCCTGACCTTCTGCGCCCTTGTATACAATCGCGCCCGAGGGCCGCGCTGCATTGTCCAATAGGGCCTTCGACCAACGCGATGCGGCATTGTGCACATCCAGCGCCATCGCCGCCGCCTGCATCGGGCTGAACCCGTAATGATCGTCCTGCGGATGAAAGTTGCGGATATGGCAAATCGGATCTCTGTCACCGCGCAGATCAAACCGGTGCTTGCGCCCGCCAACAGCATATTCATAGGCCATCGGCCAGCCATCCGCCCCCGGCACCACCGACATCCGGTCCGATCGCAAAACATGCAACTCCACCGGAACCCCGGCGTCTCCCACAGCCTCCACATAGCCATTGCCGCTGAGCAGCAACTGCGCATAGAGCGCCTCCAACAACTCGGCCCGTCCCTGCGCCCCATTGGGCCGCGCGAGCAGCGCCGCAATCGGATGGCTCTCATACCGCTGCGCCGCATCCTGCACCGCCAATGGCAAAGCCGCCGCCGCTTCGGCAATCAGCTTGACCGACCGGAACCCAACAGGATTGCCGCAAAACCCGGCCCGCGTCAGGCTCGCTGTGTCACGGGGGCTCCAGGCCACACGGCCCGAGGTCTGATAGGCCACAACCGGACCCGTGGCCGATGCCTTCTGCGCCGGTGCCTCTGCCGCCGCCCCGCGCCGCAGGAAATCCAAAACCATCACGTCACTCCTCATTCACTCTGCCCCAACCGGCGCAAACAGAACTTGCCAACAAAAGGTTAAGGCCGCGAAACCAGACCGTGCGCCGCTTGGCGCGACACCTCGTTTCGCGCCTGCCCCCGCTTCATTTGGCAAGAAAAACTCCTGCGCGGCGCTGGCCGCACAGAATGCCATCACAGGGTCCGCACCCCCGGTGCGCGCCACTTGGCGGCAGGCGCAATCATCAGCTCGTGAATGGCCCAGACCAGCGCATCCACCCGGTCCGGACTGCCGCCACCCTCATAGCCCCGCGCCGTCATCCGGCACATCTGGTCCTCAAGCGCATCCAAGCCGCGCAAATGCCGCACCCGTCCTTGCTCATAAAGCGCCGCCACCGGTTCCGCCCGCGCCGCCTTGCCGCGACTGGCATGCACGGCCTTGATGGGCAGCATCGGATCAACGCCGTGCAAAACCTCGCTGACCATCTGGCCGCCTTGATTGACCTCGACCACCAGACGATCCGCACCAAACTGCTCCATCGCGGCAATCGCCGCCTTGGCCCATGCGCCGGGGCTGGCCCCCTGCACCGTGCAATCAGCCAGAACCACCGCCCGCCAGTCCTGCACTGGCCCCTTGGTCGTCGCGCCGACCACCACGATCCCGCATTCATCGGCACTGGCACCGCTGCTGATCGACGGGTCCAGACCGACAACAATCCGGTCAAACTCCGGCGGGGCTTCAAGACGGCCTTGCTCCAACATCTCGCTGGTCCACAAAGCGCCTTCCGCATCGGACAACAAAACCCCGTCCAGCTCTTGCCGCCCCATCCGCGTGCCGCGATACCGTGCGCGCACCTCTTCCATGAACGAACTTGCCAGGTTGGCCGCGTTCGCCTCGGTGGGCGCATGGGTCTGTACCGTCGACGGCGACTTCAGCAGCTTTTTCAATACATCCACATTGCGCGGCGTCGTGGTCACACAAACCCGCGGGTCATCGCCCAACCGCAGTGCAAATTGCAACTGGTCCCAAGCCTCCTGCCCGCGCTTCCATTTGGCCAGTTCATCCACCCAGGCGGCATCAAACTGCGGTCCGCGCAGCCCTTCGGGGTCATGGGCCGTGTGCACTGTCGCCACCGCACCATTGGGCCAGATCAAGCGTTTCCGTGAGGCCTCCCAATCGGGTTTGCGGTCATCCGGCGAACAAGCCAGAATACCGCTGTCACCAAAGATCATCACTTCGCGGACCTGTTCAATGGTTTCGCCCACCAAGGCCACCCTGCGGCACCGCCCCTTGTCCAGAGGCCGCGCACCCTCCACCATGCTGCGCACCCATTCCGCACCCGCACGGGTCTTGCCCGCCCCGCGCCCGCCCAGCACAACCCAGGTCCGCCACGCGCCCTCCGGCGGCAATTGATGCGGCAACGCCCAGAACTCAAACAAATAGGGCAGCGCCATCAGCTCCCCCGCGCTTAGGTCATCCAGAAATTCGGCCTGCACCGCTGCATCTGCGCAGGCGATCCAGTTTGCACCCGATATCAGCCCTTGCTTGCTCCAGATCGAGGGCATGGCCTGCCCTTGCGATTCCCGCTTGTCGATTTCTACAGTCAT